AAAAATTGCCTCGTATGGGTCGATGGTCTTGCAGGTAAAGAATACGCCGGTGCAATCCATTTCGCGAATCTTAAAAGATGATGTCTTAATCAGTTCAACGGAATACGAATTGGGCTTACCGGAATCGGGTCATATCTATCGGCCCTACGGTTGGTCCTGGACGGCGGGCACGGTGACGGATCTGGTGCCCCATGCCATGCCAGGGACCGAGCGCAAGAATTTTTCCGTGGAATATATCGCCGGATATGTAGAGTCCACGTCGACCTCGACCGATGAGGGCATGCCATTGGCGTTGCAAGAAGCCGGATTGGAGATAAGCAAAGCCTGGTACAAGAACGTGGGCAAAAAGATTTGGGATGGACGGACGCAGATGGTTGCAAGGAAACAAGTCGGCGACCTGGAAATCACTTATGAGCAAAAATCCGTTGGTGGCGCATTTCCTGACAAGGCCACCGCCTTATTGAAATCGTATCAGAGGCTAGCCTGAGCTTATGGGCATTGAGGAATTCGATGATTTACTCCATCAAACGATTCTCGTGGAGCCGTTTGCGGGGAACGATAAATTTGGCGAGGCAACCTTCGGCGCGGCGGTAGGTTATACGGGCCGAGCCGTAGGGAAGACCAGAATTGTTCGAGATGCCCAAGGTGTTGAGCGTGTTTCAAGTTATACCGTGTACATGAATGCGACGACAATTTTTTCGCCAAAAGATCGGATCACGTTGCCGGCCGGCTATAGCCCGCAACAGCCATTGATTTTAAGTACAGGCATTTTCCCCGATGAGGACGGCTTGCATCACACCGTCATTTACACCGCTTGAGGAATTATGAAATTAGGCGCGACTCACAAAAACAGTCACGGATGTTGGGTGGGGCTGATACTGCCTAGCATTGAAGGGGTTCGTGCGTGCTGTGGATTGCGTCCTCCTCCATGGCACGCGCTCCCTTCGATTAAGGAAATTTTCTCTTATGAGTGAAACCAGTACAGGCTTTAGTTCAGAAACGCCAACGGGGGTCAATGTCGCGAATCCAACCGGCGACCTGTGGTCGCATCCGGCGTCGTGTATTCCTTTTATTAAAGACGCCCAGCAAGGCGTTGTCGTGACAGAACCGAGACGAAAAAAAGTGGCTATCGTGGGATTTGCGACCTCGACTCGGGCCTTGACGCCGTTTGATGACAACGATTGGGAGATTTGGGGATTGAACCAACTCTATCGCCACATCCCCAGAGCCGACCGATGGTTCGACATTCACGCCAATTACGATGAGCACGTTGTCGAAGGGACCAATTACGTCGGCTGGCTTCTGACCTGTCCCATTCCGGTCTACATGGATGAGCACCGTCCACGCTATCCCACTAGCGTCCGATACCCGATTGAAGATGTGCTCGCATTTTTTGGTGGCCAGGATTATTTCACCAGCACCATTGCCTTAATGCTGGCGCTAGCTGTGCGAGAAGGCTTTCGAGAAATTGCCATCTTCGGCGTGGACTTAATTGTTGGGACGGAATGGGAGACGCAGCGTCAGTGCGTAGAATATTACATTGGCTGGGCGCGCGGGATGGGCGTTCGCGTATTGGTCCCAGAAAATTCGTCTTTACTGTCACAACGATTTCGCTACGGCTATCAAGTCAAACCCAGTGACTTAATTGCAGAAGATGACTTTAGCCTTCGTGGTGAACGAGTCAAAGAACGCCGGGATAAATTGCAATTGCAGCTTGCTCTCTTGGACGGCGCGTTGCAAGAGGATGACTTCTGGCACCAGACATATACCTCTACCGAAGAATTTAAAACCCGTGGCCAGCGCATAAAAGAAAAACGTGACGAGATCCAAACGCAACTGGCCATGCTGGACGGCGCCTATCAAGAAGATTTGTATTGGCACCAACTCTATAAATTACGTGAGCGGGGAGGCGAGGCAAAGTCGTCGGAATAAATTATGGCGCGATCATTTATTAGGGCCATCGTGACGGGCATACCTAAGACGCAAGCCAAACTGCGGCGCGGGAAAGCTAAAAGCCAGAAATTACTCAAAGCTGCACTCTTTCAAGAAGGCGAAAAAATCATGGCCGCATCATTGGAAATTGTGCCCGTCGCAACCGGCGTCCTGTTGGCTTCAGGCCATGTGCAGAAACCACAAAAGGCCTTCGGGACGGTCTTTGTGGAATTGGGTTATGGCGGGGCAGCGGCGCCATATGCCTTAGCGGTGCATGAGAACCCACGGGCAGGGAAAACAGGCGGCGTCAGTCCGCAAGGTATTCCCTATCGGAGAAACAAGCAAGGCCAGCCGACATGGTCGCATCATGCAAAAGGCCAATGGAAATATTTGGAACAACCGTTCAATGTGGCAAAGGTCGGGTTACGTGAGCGCATCCAGGCCTTTATCCGTGTCGGCATGAAGGCTACACGCTAAATGTTGCTGGACGACATTGGAGATTATTTAAGTTCTGGCGGCTTGGGCACGTTAGGCACGGACATGTTTTTGTCCGTCTTGCCCGATGAGCCAGACACGGCCATCTCAATTTTTGAGACAGGCGGAAGTAGTCCCATGCACACGATGGGCGCTAACCCGCCATTGGCGGAGTTCCCGAGCTTTCAAGTCATCTGTCGAGCGCGACGGTATGACGATGCCAGGGTCTTAGCCAAAGATGCCGATATCTTATTGAATGGCGTTCGGAATCGATTGATTAACGGCGTCATGTATCGGTGGATCATGGCGCAACAAAGTCCTTTTTTCATTTCAAGGGACGAACAGAACAGGGAGGAGATCGGTTGTAACTACAGCGTGGTGCGTGATTCGGCGACATCATCGTAAGTCGATTAATTTGTGAGAGAGGGGACGAGAAGGAGTAATGAATCATGGCTCTTAAAAGTGAAGTTTTTCTTAATGCACAAGTGTTGATTTCGACCACCACGGCGCTGGGCGACAACGACGTTTCCAACCTGGTGACGGCAGTCGATTTTCAACGCACCTACGATATTTTGGACGACACGACCATGGGAGAGAGTGCTCACAGCCGGAAGGCCGGTCTTGAGACTGTCACCGCTACCGTCGATTTTGTTCAACGGTTCAGCACCGATGGGTCAAGCATTACCCAGTCGTTGGATAATCTTTTGCAAACATTGGCCGATCTGAGTACATCTGGCAATCCGTTCTTAATTTCGTTTACGCCAGGCGCGGGGTTAGTGGCCAGTGACAATCCCCGGTATTCGTTCCTTGCCATTTTGGAGAGCTATTCACCGATGACGGGCAGCGTGGGGGATATTTTAAAAACCAGTTGCCCGTTCCAAAGTGCTGGCGGCTCCGTGGAACGTAGCTCGTCAAGCTAAAAAGCAAACAGGGATGAATTGAAAATGTTTAGGGAGGACGCAAGATGGCAAACAAGGAAACAAGTGAATATCCGATTACGTTGGATAAGCCACGAGTATTGAAGCTCGACTTCAATGCGTTTTGTGACGCGGAAGGCGTGGTGGGCCATACGGTCATTCGGACAGATTTAGGCATGAGTGAAATACGCGCGTTGCTGTGGGCAGGGTTGAAACATGAGGACCGGACCTTAACGATTGCGAAAGTTGGTGAAATGATTTCTGGCGATCAGCTTGCGCCGGTAATGGACGTTGTGACCAAGGCGGTTGCCGAATTCTTTGCCTCGGGGGAAGAGGAGGGGACTGGGGATATCCCGACTGGATAGCGTTCCAGAAGATCGCCTACGGTCCCCTCCAGTTATTGCCCAATCAATTTTGGAGATTAACGTACCGACAATTCAAAATGCTGATTGAGGGATACGTTGAACGGGTTGAAACAGCACGCAAGCGCGATGCCTGGCTATTGGCGAATCTGATTCAACCACATACAAAAGAAAAATTGTATATGGGCATGTTCTTAGGTGAAGCCAAGCCAGGCCAAGGCTGGAATAAGATTTCAGAGGAAGAGTACAAAAGACTCATGGCAAGAAAGCAAGTGAGATAAGCGATGCCCAATGTAGGCGATGTCAATGTTCGGTTAACAGCAACGACGGCGCAATTTAATAGCGCCATCGATAAGGCCCAGCAAAAATTTCAGAAATTAGGTCAGACGTTGACCTCCGTCGGCAAGCGCCTTTCTCTCGCGGTCACGGCTCCGTTGCTGTTAATCGGGCGTCGAGTGTTAAAGACGGGAATCGAATTTGAGCAAGCGTTTACCGGCGTGCGAAAAACGGTGGCTGCGACCGAGCGTGATTTTAAGATCCTCCGGCAAGGTGTGCTCGATCTTTCGACTACCTTACCTTTTGCCGCGACAGAGATCGCGGGAGTGGCTGAACAAGCCGGCCAGCTAGGGATTAGAACGAGTAATCTTTTAGAGTTTACTCGGGTTATGCTCAACGTGGGCGTCGCCACGAATCTCACGGCGAAGACGGCGGCCATAGCCTTTGCGACGATTGCTGACGGTACGGATCTGACCCAAGACAAGTTTGAAAATTTTGGTTCCGCGCTCGTAGAACTCGGCAACAGGTTCATTGGGAACGAGGCACAATTTATCGCCTTTACAAATAGGCTGGTTCCGATGGGGAACCTCATCGGTTTAACGGCAACTGAAATTCTCGCATTTTCTGCGGCCTTAGTTGGTACGGGCTTGAAGCTCGCTGCGAGCACTTCATCACTCGGCACATTTTTCCAGGCACTTGATAATGCTGCCCGAGGCGGTGGAAAAGAATTACAAACTTTTGCCAAGTTAGCCGGAACGACCGGCAACCAATTTCGAGTAGATTTCGCTGAGAACGTGGCTGATTCTGTCCAGGCTGTGCTCAAAGGGTTAAAAGATGTTGCGGACGCGGGCGGCAATGTCGCGGCGGTACTTGAAGAAGTTGGACTAGGCGACGATAGGGTCAGTCGGTCACTCATTGCACTGGCGAACAACCAAGCAAAAGTTACAGAAATTATGCAGGCCGCAACGCAGGCGTATAAAGAGAATGTGGCGTTGCAAAGAGAAGCAGATTTATTTACTGCCACCACCGGCAACAGATTGAAAGTGCTTAACAATCAGTTTGCTGAGTTGGCCATTATCATTACAGATGACGTGAATCCCTTCGTAGGAAAGTTTATCGACATGACAGGCGGGATCGTGAGAGGTCTAAAGCGAATGGACCTTGCGACGCGCAACTTTGCCCTCGCGGGGGTTGTGCTAGGCGCTGCCTTGGGGCCTGGCCTATTGATACTCACGATGATGGCTAGAATCCTGTCGCCTATACGGTTATTGAAATTTGCCTTAGGCGGTATTGCGCTTGCCATGTTAGGCATCGTCATTCTGTGGGAGAAACTCGGGGGCGTTGTCACAGAAGTGGCCAAGGAAATGGCTATCCGTGTACGGGTAATTTTCAGAGAGACCTGGGAAAAGATAGCTGAAGATTTCGAGCGCGATGTCGTTAAACCGATAGAAGAGATGGCTGGTCGAATACAAAAGGCGATTAGGGACGCCGTTAGTCAAACAGGGTTGTCTCCATTGCTAGGATTTGGAGACGAGTCAGCATCAAAAGAAACGCCATCACCGTCAACGTCACTCCCGAAAACAGCACTACCGCTGCCGCAAGAAATTGAAGAGGTTAGCAGTAGCCTTAGGCCACTACAAGAAACCATGAAGGCGATAAGTGAAAGCAGTCGGATTACCAAAGAGAATATAGAAAAGCTCGGGGAGGTCGTACAAGAATCAGTTGACGCACAAGCACTAACGGATTTCAGCGCCGGATTGCAAGCCATTAAAAGTGACTTAGAGGGCATTAAGCAACTAGACGAGATTATTGCGGGCTTCGATCTTTCTCGGTCAGATGTTAATAAGATGACCAAGGACCAATATGACGCCTTACTCAGAATATACAGGCAAGTCGCCGAAAAAGTCACGGTCATTAATTCAGAGATGGGAGACAACCTAGATAAAGATACAGAAAAATCTTTGAAAAAAATGATCGGGCATTTCCTCGATTGGGAAGATGAAATTCACAAGAACAGCATTGTACCCGACACTGCGGAAGGCATTCAGGTGACATGGTCTGAGGGCATGAAGGGGATGGAAGCCATCACCAATAAATCGCTTGGAGGGATACTGGTTTCTTTTAATGCGTTCGAGAAGGGCATTAAGCAATTAGACGCGGGAGAAGCAGCTAAATTTAACGACACGTTCGGTGAGGAATTACAACGCTCCAACATCTTCATTAAGAAGGAAGTCGACAACACTATCAGTCTTGGCAACAAATTGCGGGAACTCGCTAAGGAGTGGGTAAAAGACAAAGAGGTATTAAGCGATGCTTTTTCGATGATAAAGGCCGCAGAAGATTTCTTTGGTGGTACGGGCGACACGCAGGGCATCGGCAAAAGAATAGAAGATTTTATTGCGGGGGCAAAAGAGCAATACGAAAAACTATTTAATCAAGTGAAGTCAATCACAGAAGCGTGGAAGGAGTACGAAAAAGCAATTCAACGAGTCAATTCTACCTCCGAGGTCCTAGGCAGTGCATTCAACGGACTGCAAGATCGAATCACGGCCACACGCGCGGCCTTAATAGATATCCAGGTAGCGATTGATACTGCCGGTGGGCTTGAGGCATTGCCACCATCTGCCGCTATAGACGCAATGGAAAAACTGGAAGAATTAAAACATTCTTTAGCTGAATTAGAAGATACCGCAGCTATCGAAGACGCCTTCAACGGATTGGCCGATACAATGAATGGCGCACTCGGTCAAATGCTCACAGGTGTCTTGCGTGGTACCCAGTCAATGAAGGAAGCCTTCAGGGATATGGTACGGAATATTCTGCTTTCCTTGGCGAGCAAAGCCTTGCAAAACGCTATTACCGGACTATTTGCACAGGTCGGCCGAGCCGCCTCACAAAAATTTGGTGGTTCTGGCGCAGGCGGGATCTTAAGCGGCATGTTCGGATCGGGTAAAGGCGGCTCAACAGCCGGTGGCATTTTGGGGGCGGCCCTTAGTGCTGGCATAGGGGCCTTTGCTGGCGGCGGTTTCGGAGCAGGCGGCGGTGGTACTGGCTCATTGGCTGGGCAATCGACGTTCACGGGATTATCGGGAAGTGGAGGAACCTCGGCGGCTCAACTGGGTTTCGGTGGGAAAGCCTTTGCCGCAGGCGGGTCCATGTCGGCGGGGCAACTTGGACTTGTCGGCGAGCGCGGGCCGGAATTATTTATGCCAAAAACGGCCGGCACGATTATTCCTAATCACGCTTTGATGAGTAAAGAACCGACGGTTGAAATTAATATCATCAACAAAAGTTCGGCGCAAATATCGAATCGCGAATCACAAGATGGAATGCGGCGACGCATTGACATCATGGTCGTCGATGCCATCCAGCGTGATCTCGCCCAAGGCGGGCGAGGCAGTCAGGCGATTGGACAAACGTTTGGCTTGAACCGTTCAGGAGTGCGGCGCTAATGGCAAGCGGATTCGGATGGCCTGCTGGTTTAGTCAATGTCATTCCTTTGCGAGATGGCTTTGAACAAACCAGTCCAAACAATGTTATCCGTCAAGACATGGACGTAGGACCGGCCAAGATACGGGCACGGTCGACCGCAGGCTATCGACAACAAAAAAATATGATCGTGGTGACGGCGGCCGAGTTGGCCATCTTCATTACCTTTTATGAAACCACGCTTAAATACGGCGCGTTGGACTTTTTGTGGGACGATCCGATCACCGGCTCCGAGTTTATCTATCGGTTCGTCGAACCGCCAAACTGGCAAACCTTTGGGCTTCGGTTCAAGGTGAATATGAGCCTGGAATATTTGGCGGTCTAATGCCTCGCACGTTGTCAGCCACCGCCGCCCAAGCGATTTTCTCTCAAGAGACATCCGAAGAATTTATCATGCTGCTACAAATTACGCAGGACGAATTACTCGGCGACATCTTTTTGGTGGGGTATCGTGAAAATATAACGCATAATAGTAATGAATATCTCGCCGCAGGATTTAAAATTGTCTTACCACAAGAACGAGATGATCGGCCTCCAGAAGTGACGTTGGAGGTCGACAACGTCGACAGAAGGATTGTTGAAGGTGTGCGGGTCGCCACAGTGGCGCCAACGATTACGCTTACGGTGGTCTTACTCTCGACGCCTGAGACGATAGAGGCAGGACCGTTTGACTTCACCTTGCGGAGTGTGGAGTGGGACAGTTTAACCGTCCGTGGGCGTTTAGTGTATGAGGCGATTTTAGATGAACCATATCCGGCAGGAACATTTTCGCCAACTGAGTTTCCTGCACTTTTTTAGATGATGTCGGTGCCGTCGTGGGTATCACAATATGTCGGATTGCCCTTTAGTGAAAAAAATAATGGGAAGCAAGCGGGATACGATTGTTATACCTTTGCGAAATTGGTGCTGCTTGAACAATGCCACATCACCATTCCCGACTATATGGCTAGCTATGCCAATAGCAATGACAAGCAAGCGATTAAGGACACGTTCTATTTCACGTTGGACGTGCGAGGTCAACAGGCAAATTATTCCGACACAGAGGTTGCGGAACGTGGCTGGGAACGGCTGGAGCGACAATGGGTAGAAATCCATGAGCCATATCAAGAATTCGATCTGGCATTTTTTTCGTTGCTTGGTTCAATTCATTGCGGAATCATTATTGATGCGGAATTTCTTTTGCATGTATTGAAAGGAACCGATGCCTGCCTCGCACGATATCGCAGCCTCATTTGGAGAAACCGTCACCGAGGAACCTATCGACACGAATCGCTCTGTCCGCGTTGAAGTCTTGCCGCATCCCTTTTCTGCTCATAGGGAAACTCATCACCTTGTTCCCAATGGGTCCATTCGGGAATTATTAACCGAAATTGGTTTAGCGACCAAGCCCGCGAGGAGCTATGCCATCTGCATCGATGGCGTTCCTATTGCTGAAGACCAATACGAATGGCTGGCGCCACTTGCGAATGAAGTGGTCACAATTCGCAGCCTGGCCCGTGGCGGCGACGACAAAAATATCGGGTTAATTATTGTCGGAGTGATATTAATTGCAGCGGCGATTTATTTTCAACAGCCTTGGTTGGCTTCGTTTGGGTTTTCTCTGTTAACAGCCGGCGTGGCGGGGTTGATTGCACCGGCGCCACCAAAATTAAATGAAAACAAGGGCAATGCCGATCCCTTAGTTTCCACGATTACCGGATCAAGGAATGTCGCGAATCCGTTCGGGGCCATTCCTCGCATTCTTGGCTACCATAAAATTTATCCCCCGTATGGCGCCTTGCCCTATACAGAAGTTTTCGATAACGAGCAATACATTCGGTTGTTGTTTGTAAATGGCTATGGGCCATTAGAAATCACCGATATTAAAATAGGTGAGACGCCGATTGCTGAGTATTCAGACGTGGATTACGATGTGTTTGAAGGCCGACCGGCAGATGGGGCGCCGGCCTACTATACAAAATCAGTCGATGAGGACACCTTCGATATTTTACTCCCAAACGGAGTGCCTGGCGCGTGG